TAATTGCTCATGCGAGAAATGTAAAGACCGAGAGGGGGTGACAGCGTGACAGTTCATAAGACTTGGGTCGTGATTTATTCAAGTGACCCTATGCCAAACCATGACCTAGCAAGAAGGCTAGAAGGTTTGGAGTGGTGGATTACCGATAGGGATAACAGCGAAGAATCGAAAACTGCGACCCGAATGATTGACCTAACAGCATTAAAAGATTAGCGACCTATGGGGCAGGGGGATTCTCCCTGCCCTGTGGGGTGTTCATCTTGGACACTAAACAACCTACAGAAAGAAAGAGAAATGAACATAATCGAAAGCAAGATAGAGATTATCGAGGCTGATAATTTTTCTATCGAAACTAAATACCGAATGACCATGAAGTATGAAGGCGAAACTTTCTATTGGAATGGATTCCTTGGAGAGTATGGAATGGAAGCGACTTGGTTCGATTCTGAAGGCAAGAAAACTGTTCAACCTGATTGGGCTGATGAATTAGAAGAGTCATTAGATAAGACTCTTTTTGACATCTGCGAAGAGAAGACCGAAGAGGATAAGAAAAAGAGTGGCAGAACTGACTGCGGATACGAGGTAGAACAGGCACTTGTAAAAGAGCTTGAACTACAGGGATTCCCTAGTGATCTGATTCGTCAAGTCTTGGCGACTTATCCGATAGATAGAATCATCTTTGATTCGATTCTTAAAGAGGCTTCAATAAAGATTGACGAACTACAGAAAGCCGAGGTGAAGTAATGCCTAATGTAGTTGGATTCATAATCTTCAATAAAGAAACAGGAAAAGAAATGGCAAGACTTCCATTGACTATCCCTATCGGATCAACAGTAGAAGCCTATGAAAAAGCAGGTCACAAGGTTTCTTGGGGCTGGCTTGAAGGAGAGGTGAAAGCGTGATTACCTGCGACATATGCTTTGCTTATGGAGTTCAGACAGTAGCAACCAAGATCAATAGTAATGAAGTCAAGGTCTGCTTTGAGTGTATAGGAGTAAGCAAGTGAATAAGATAACTGACAACAAGGAATTACTTAGAGAAATCTCTTTAGTAATTGGTGGTGAATATGCTTCCTATAAGGTGATTGCGATAGACATAAAGACCTTGAGTGCTTTGTGTTTGATTGCCCTGATAAATCTAAATCCGAATACGATTGTGAAGAGGCGGTGGCGTAATGTTTGAAGAGTGTGTTTATTGCGAAGGCGTTGCCGACTTCATACAGATTGATGGCGGTTGGTATGTATGTGCTGGCTGTATTAAAGAAGGTCAGACAGATACTCAAGCACAGGAAATGGCGGTGACTTCATGAGTAAGCACTCTTTTATTCTGACTTATGACACCGAAACAAGAGAGTGGGAGTGGGATACAGATCAAGAAGGCAACCGCCTTGATGGTAAGACCTACGCCCCTGATTGGTCTGCGATTGACTACGACCAAGTAGGCTGGTCAAGAGAGCCGATTCACTTTGCCTTAGAAGATGAACTGGCTGAGAAGATTGGCTACATGAGAAGAACTCTCAATGACATAGAGAAGCATGAAGATTCTTTGGAGAAGGCTGTTAAAAGTTCTCCGAGATTCTTCGATTGTGAGATTCGATTCTCTGGGCAGGAAGCAACCGAGAAAAGAAGAATCGGTATTCTGCCCTTGGGATTCGAAGGTGATACCCAAGCTTTGCCTAATGACGACAAGGTTTGGTATTGGTTAGATGCGTTGAGCCTTTACGAAGGCTTCTCTAATCTAATTGACGGCTGGACTATTGAAAGTATTGAGGTGGAATCGGCATGAAACTGGGATTCATTCTGTTCTTCTTGACTTTCTTTACAGTTCCGCTCTTGCTGGTGGCTATTCCGATTGCGGTTTGGATCGGGGCTATTCTGTTCGGAAATGAGGTTCAATGACTACTCGATTACTAATTGGAGTAATCGCTTTCGGGGCTGGTTTCATACTAGCCCCGAAGGAATTACCTACTAAGGAAGTTATCGTTGCTGAAAGGATTGAAGTTCCTGTCGTTTATGAAATGACACTTACCGACCTTCCTTTAGCTTGGCAAGAGTTAGCCAAGTGTGAATCTAATGGCAGACTTAATGCCGTAAGCGGCACTAAGAAACAATTTCAAGGGGCATTCCAGATTGAATACCCTAGAACTTGGGTTGCTCACGGCGGTGACAGCGATACTCCACCGAAGAAAGCGACACTCAAAGAGCAGTTCCATGTAGCTCTTCATATCTATGCAGATCGTGGGGCCAAGCCTTGGCCTTACTGTGGCAAGTTCCTAAAGGAAGAGTATGGAAGGTAACTTGTCAATGCTAACAGCGATTTGTATGATACGATCAGTTTAGTTGGAATAGACACCAACTAACAGAAAAGCCCTCGGACTGTAGGCCGGGGGCTTTTCACTTTCTAAAGTTATCTGTTGAGTAGAAACCTTGAGCCTTGAAGATCGTGGGGTTGGCGGAATAAACTCTTCGAAGCTTTGCACCACAGGTAGGACAAGCATATTCACCTTCGGGTTCAGAGATAGGTCTTTCGATAACAATAATCTCGCCATCACCCGGGCATTCATAATCATAACTAGCCATTAATTACTATAGCTTCCTCTAAACTTTCGTAGACTCTCTTCTGGTACACAGTAGATCTCTGGTCTTTTCCAATCAGGTTTATCTAACCACTCAGGATTCTTAGCATCTTTACCCATGATCCAACCGATTAACTCATAGTTCGGCATACCACCACGAACTAAAACAAACTTAATATCATCTCTAGCTTCAGGTCTTACAAGTAATCTACCCTGCTCATGCTTGGTGTATTTAACATCTATGTTGGGTTCTATATCTACACCGCCTTGACCGAAGGCACCACCCCAATAAACTCCAAGATACTTAGCAACAGCGATTTCTGCACCACATCCATCAACATCAAGAAGTATTCTTTGCCATGGATCAAGGTCGCCTAACCCTCTCATCTGTTGGTTCTTCATCGTGCTTACATATCTTTCAACTGCTGTGTTAACTGCCATCACAACTTCATATCTTTCAAGGTTTATCTTTAGGCCCATGGAGTAGGCCCTCCGAGATGATCAATGATCTTTCGTAAAATTCTTTGCACTCTCCTATCTACAGTTGAATCAGAGAGTCCTAACTCTTTTGCTATATCCGATAGGGTCATTGGGGAAGCTCCATATCTTAGATCGATTATGTATTGTTCATCTTTGTCTAACAGTTCAACAGCAGACTTAACATCGATAGCCATAGCCATGAGGTTGCCACCTTCGTTAGGTGCTGGAGATTTTCTTGGTTGTCCATCATCTACTTTGTCAATAAGGGTTGCCCCTTGCACATCAAACTGCAATGCAACAGGCAAGATAGATGCGATTGTTACTGTGTTATAGAAGAACTCATCACCGGTTGAGTATCCAACCTTGGCTGCCTTTTCTTTACGAGAATACTTTTCTATATGTCGGCGGAACCGAGCCATAATCTTTCGAGCTACCCATTTCGTCTCATCCTTTGAGACGGTATAAGATTCATCAAGATCTTCTTCAAGCTTGGGTCGCTGAAGCACATAGATGTTTAGCTCTTGTATCAGATCCTTATACTCTACATATCCAATGAACCTTCGGTAGATGGTTAAAGCGGATACATTGATTAGATCATTGATGTGGTCTTTAGCTCTTTCACTCACCGACACTACCCTCATCATCCATCTCTATGATGGTGTCGATTAAAAATCTAATGGCAAAATACAATGCTGTAATTACAAGAATTGGAATTAAAAAAAAGAAAACTTTTTTCATAGTTTATTCTTAGGCCACTTTCCACGCTTGACCATCATGGCAATGATGGCGTAGTTGGCAAGATCCTTGAATGAATCTTCGATAGGTTCGTGTTGTGGGTTACCATCACCGAATGTAAACAGGTTCTTCAAGCGTTCAAACTTGTCACCCATACGGACAAGCAGTCCGTTCATTGGGCCACCGAAGGCGTTGTTAATATTGCCGGGGCCATAATCCCTCTGCTTACTTATTAAAAGATTACCAAGCTCATCGATGATATCCCAGACATCAGTAACGAATTGGTTTAATTCCGGATCGGAGGAACTCGAACTCTTATCTCTAGGCCCGAAGGCAGATTTATTATCTCGATTACTTTGAAGCCTTGAGACTCTAACAATCTTTTCAAAGTCTCTATCGTCTCCATATTTTCCAAGCTCATCTTCGTATCTGCTGTCACTCATCCAACCCTAACCTCTTCCTTAATCCTTTGAGTCCTTCATCTATAACTACTGAGTTGACATCAGATCCTTGCGGTAATGATATCAGTTCTGCATGTTCGACTTCTTGTAATACCTTTTCGGCGAGTTCCATACCCGGATTGCTACCATCTTTCTTTGCCTCGTCATTATCTGCAAGAACAAGTACTCGTTTATATCCTCCGAATAACCTGTTGAAGTGTGGTCTCCAAGCTTTGACACCCGGTACTCCAACTGAAGGCAACAGTTGGCTGGCAATAGCTGCATCGAGTTCTCCCT